TAACATTAGATGAAGCAAAGGAAAAAGAAATCGAATTTATTTCTTTATATGGTCGCTCAGATAAAAAAGAAGGTAGTCTATGTAATTTAACCGAAGGCGGAGAAGGGACTCCGGGACGAATTGTTTCCGAAGAAGTAAGAAAAAATCAAAGCGCTAGGCTTAAGGGGGTGAAAAGATCTGAAGAATTTAAGCAAAAAAGGCGTGAGTATATGACAGGAAGAAAGATGTCCGAAGAGTGTAAGCAAAAGCAAAGAGAATACATGAGGACCAATCACCCATCGAAAGGAAAAAAGAGAAGTGAAGAAGCTAGAAAAAATATCAGCGAAGGTCATAAGGGACTGATGGTAGGAGAAAAAAATCCCAACTGGGGAAAATGCGGTAGCGACAGCATAAGAGCCAAAAAAGTAATGTGCATGGAAAATAATATAGTGTGGGGATCCGTTAAAGACTTAGTCAAAGAAATGAATTTGAGCTATAGCACACTAGTCAAAAAATTAAACGGACAAAGAAAAAACAATACAACTTATAAATATATAACAAATGAATGCTCCTAAGAAAATATCAACCAATCCTTTGCCCATCGGATTTCAAGACTTCAAAAAGAATCCAGTTGCAGGTGTGGCTTTTTGTATGTTGGTGGCTGTTAGCTATCTGTACTATGACGGCAAGACGAGCTATCTTGGTCAAATTGAAAAGTCTAACCAAAAAATAGATGCGCTTGAAATCAAAGTTGATCGCATGGGCGCTGCTTTGAAAAAGAGTGATAGTGCGCTTTCTGCCGCTATAACAGAGTTGAGAATCATCAACACAGTTAAAAAACTATGAGGACTCTTATCATTGTCTTTTGTTTTTTCTTGTTAGCTGTAGAAATTTCATTTCCTGTAGGTGCAGTTACTACTCCTCAAATAGATGAGATTGAGATAATGATGGCGAAAATCAAGAGCAACTTGCAGATGGCATCTCAAGTAACTCAAATGGCACAGGCTAAAAGTGCAGCACTTGTTGCACAAAAGCAAGAGGAGAAAGCCGAACTGAAAGAAGCTGTTGTAATTGCTGAGGCAAAGGTAGAAGAAGTCAAACACGTGGTGGAAGAAATGGAGCACAAGGTTGAATTTTACGCTGTTAAAATGATTGGTAGTGGCGTTGACACCTCTTATCAAGAAGTTAGTTTCGGAGGCCCAATATACGAGGCTTACTTGAACTACGTTGAAGAGGGTGGAAAAGAAGATTTTGATTATTTCAGAATGTATATATGGCAGCAAAAGTAAAATCAACCAAAGAGGCTGCCAAGTGGAAACCAAAGGCACCAATCAAAAGACCGGGTGTTGTTTCTAAAAAGAAGAGTTCGTCTTTGAAGACCTCCAAGAACTACGTTAAAAAATACAGAGGTCAAGGATGAAAGATGCTTGTTACACTAAGGTCAAAGCTAAGTACGCTGTATTCCCTTCTGCAAGGGCATCACAAGCAATTGCCAAGTGTAGAAAGTCATCTGGAAATGTAAAAAAGACAAAGGCGGGCTCAGATCTAAAAAGATGGGGAGCAGAGAAATGGGTAGACACCAAGAGCGGAAAAGCTTGCGGTGCTGGCGGTAAGAACGAGTATTGCCGTCCGTCAAAAAGAGTATCATCAAAAACCCCAGTAACCAAATCAGAATTAAGTCCATCTAAATTGGCTGCAAAGAAAGCAGAGAAATCAAGAGTTGGCATGGGTAAAAGAGTTACTAACATCAAAAAGAAATGATTGGTGGATTCCTATTTGGGTTATTGTTTGTTACCTTTACAATAGGAATGTCCTACATCATTGGAGAATACATAGATAAAAAAGATGGCAAAAAATAAAATCATAGCAAAGAATAAAAGACCAGCTTCAAACAAAGCCACAGGACGCGATTACAGCTACGATAAAGAGTATCAGAAGGGCAAGGTATCATATCGTCAAGAACTTAACGCAGAGGCCCGCAAAAAGGGTATTTATGGCAAAAGAGCAGCCAAGGGTGTTGACCTCTCTCACAAGAAAGACGGAAAGATGGTATTAGAAAAGAAAAGTACCAATCGTGCCCGTCAGGGAAGTAATGGTAAGTCTACCAAGAAGTCCTAAAAAGAAACCTCTCTCCAAACTTTCATCGCTTTTCCATTCTGATAAATAATCATTGGGATTGTTTTCTTCTGAGGTGCAGCATCAACTTTCTTCTTGAGTTTCTCCATCATATCCTTGTGATAAATTTCACAACCAACAATAGCATCCAACAAATCCGTATTCTCTGTGATGTAAACTTTCGCTTCTTCGATTATCTGCATTATATAAACAGACTCAAAGTTTTTCCTCAAGTAATCAATTAAGTAAGCATTTGCCCTCTCTGCGGTGTGGTCATTCTTATACCAACCATAAGGTCTGTCTTTGCTGAAGAATGTCTTACCCAAGTTTCTTGGAGAAGGAGCCAGTAGATCTTGGCGATTGTTTGTTCGGTATGTATCCAAGATAACACCACCTCGGTTAATCTCAATCATAACCTTAGCACCACCGAAGTAATCCTGTAGGTTGATGTTGTTACTCATGATTAAATCAGGGTCAGCAGCACGTTCTTTGTAGAATCCAACATATGTATTGGTGTCTAAGTTCTTGATTGCTATACAGTTATCAGAACCATCTCCCAGCTTAGATGAGATGAATGGAATCGGGTCCATCCCTGCGATGTATTTGTGATTTGGATTGTATCTTTCGAGGAGTGTAAACTTTCCTTCTTTGTCAGGCTTAACTTGGAGTTCACCGCTCATGTCTTTGTAGATGATACATTTTTCAATCGGTGGGGGCTCAGATAAAAGAATCCTTTCTTGTTGATTTAATTTATGAATAACATCCACAGGCAAAGCACCATGAGCAGTAGAAGAAAACACCTCATTAATATCCAACGGATACTGCTTAATAAAAGAATTCAAGAACGACTTATCTTCAATCCTATCTAACTTCTCACGAGTCTTATTAATCCACTCGGTTGCACCTTCAATATCAGAATAGCCATTAGGACAGAAGTTAAGAATCTTTCCTGTCTCCCTACCATCCCCATCAATCTCAGGGGCTTCCATAATACCCATATTTCCAGGAAGGAATACAGTCAACAGATTCAAGTTCTCTGCGTTCTTCCAAAGGTTGTTTGCGAGTTTCTGCCCAATAGAAGTAGATTCACCAGCACTACCCCCAATTACAATGGGAGCAACCTTAACGAATCCTGACTTTACGCTCGCCTGTGCAGATTTGTAAACTTGGTCTGCTTTAGGATGAAGGAAAGCCTCGTCCAGAAAGCAATGCATCGCGCGATAGGCTTCCAATGCTGTTGGTGTATCAACCGTTTCACGAGTTACAATCTGAGAATCCAATCCACTAATCTCACCAGTCTTTTGGTCTTTTACGCCCATGTGCAAATATCCCACCTGACGAGTAGAGATTACACTTGGCTTGATGTAAGGGTCAAGGTTATCGTAAATTACACGAGTCTTTTCCTTATACAAGTTCTCAAGACGAGTTTTATCCGCACTTGTAATCAGCGATGTAGAGCCTGGGTTTGTCATTGCAATCCACATAGGAGCAACACCACCGAAGATTAACGAAAGACCAATCTCACGACGCTTACTTACAAATAAATCATGGTTAGTTCTACGGGCTTCTTCGTATGCCTCATAGATTAATTCATCTACATCTCGCCAAATGGGACGCTTTCTAAATCCACGAGCATCTTTAATAAAGCACTGTGTGAGTGCAAAGTAATGAATACCAGTTAACCCATCTCTGCCGTCAATCCAATACTCTCTTTCGTTACCCCACCAAATATCCTTTTCTTTCTTGGTGGCGTGAGGGTCAATGTTATATTTAGCAGCCCATATGTCGTATTCAAACCTTGATGCTTTTGTCATCTTTTCTTTCCTATTGTTCTATCCAAGAATGAAACACCATCATCAATGATATCTTCTTCTGGGTAGGCTTCTAACTTAGCCAATTTCAATGACTTATTAATCTTATCTCCTGCTTGCAATAGTTGAAAAATACCCTTTTGGTATTCGTCGTCAAGATTTAGAGTCTTGTCCTTTACAGCATCCATTAACTGTTTTGAAGCAGATACCAACGTAGAATAGAAGTCTTTAGCAGGGTCTGAGTCCTGTAACCTTATTCTTTCGATAGCATCTGCTTCAGATATTCTATTTTCCTTTAGGAACTTTTGGAGTTTTTCCATCTTTAATAGATTTGATCTT